GGTGTAGCAAGTGGAAATACTATTAACTATATTTCAAAATTTACAAATGATAAAGTGTATGGGTTTGATAGTTTTGAAGGATTACCTGAAAAATGGCGCGATGGTTTTGATAAAAGCGCATTTAATAGAAATGGTGATTTACCACATGTTAATAACAACGTTGAATTGATAAAAGGTTGGTTTAATGAAACATTACCCAATTTTATAAAGAAACATAATAAAAAAGTTTCATTTATTCATATGGATGCAGACCTTTATAGTTCTACAAAATATATATTTGATGTATTGAGGGATTATATTGATACAAATTGTATTATTGTTTTTGATGAATTAGTAAATTATCCAGGTTTTGACGGAGATAAAGGAGAACTCAAAGCATTTTATGAATTTATTATAGAAAATAAAGTACATTATGAATGGATTGGAATGAACGGAACACCTACTGGTATGTCTGGTTATGAACACGAAAATGTAGCATTAATTATTTATTCAATAAACTAATAAAATATGTGTATATAATTTAATTTTCTCATCTAAAATGAGTGTTTTAAATGAGAAAATGTGTAAAAACGTGGGCGTTGACTGTGAAAAAACGTGGGCGTTTGACTGTGAAAAAACATAGGCCCCCCCAACTAAGAAAAATAGTGATAGTTGCATTTGTCATATTTCGTCTGCAATCCCATACATGCAGTTATGCTCCACGAGGGTATAGCAACATCGGTTTTGTTTGAGAAAAAAAGACTGGACAATGCATAAGTGCTTCGCGATAGAATCACTTTTTCGCATTGGCATAGGCAATATAAATCATAATCCGGATTTTCTGTTCGGATGGTCCTGTATTTCATTTGTATATTGCCTTTTTGGGAAGAGATAATGACGATTTCGTCCTCCGGGTATTTTTCGCTCATTTGGTCTATCATCTTTTGTATTTTTTTTTCTTCCAAGATGGATTGGTACATCAGTACTTTGCAGTAATTCACGGGCAGTTTTTTATTGGAAGTTAGCAATTTCTTTGCGAGGCCGGTTTTTGCGATATATCGATAATACCCCCCAAAAAAGGTGTTTTTTTTGTATTCTTGGTAGCGTTGAAAATAGCCATTGTCCATTTTTTCTATAAAATATTGGCTTACGATGTTTCCGTCATAATCGAATGAATTTTTTTCATTCAAATCGTCTAATCGTAAATGAACCAATATTGTTTTTTTAGGATGAAAGGGAGTGTGAAAGGGAGTGTTGTGTTCGGATATCATTTTCTCATGAATTCTGAATACGAAATCCTTTTCTATATGCAAATGAAAATACGTATATATATCCATTTGTATCATTGAAACGACGAACCCGCTGAAAAAGAGGGGTTCGTCCGTGATACATTCATTGTTTTTTGTGAATGATTCTGTGGTGATTTCGATGTCGTCTTTTGTTTTGTCTTTGTTGTAATATTCGATATATTCCTGTAGGGATTGGATAAAAATACTTTCGCTGAAATTCAGAGTGTCATATACGATATAATATTGCATAAAATGGGCAAATATCATTTGGCAAATATAGGATAGATAATTTGCTCCTAATCGGTCGGATGGGTGTTTTCCTATTAATTTGAAATATGGCATTTTGTTGTTATTGTTGTTTTATTCTTTTATTCTTTTGTTGTTGTTGTTTTATTCTTTTATTCTTTTGTTGTTGTTGTTTTATTCTTTTATTCTTTTGTTGTTGTTGTTTTATTCTTTTATTGTTGTTGTTATTATAGAATATGTTTTGTTTTGATAATATATGATTAGTAAATCATTGCTTACCCAATCAGTTAGTGTAGGTAATCGTTCTTTAACCAATCCTATGATTAGTACTGCTACTATTAGTAGTAGTAGTGCAGTGAGTGTGAATGCCACATTCACCAATGAAACATATATCGCGTTGAAGGCTATACAGGAATTATATACATTCAATTTGGCTTCGAAAACGTATGAAAATATTCCAACGGATTATAACAAATTTTTATATTTATATCGTACTGTACATACTACATACCAAAATACTACAAATCCGAATTTGCGTTTGTTATTTCAAATTACGGAAGACGGACTTATTGGTGCAATCAATTCATTTGATTTGAACTATCTGAATAATGAACTTTCTCAAAGAAACACTGAGTTGCAATCCACCATTAATGATTTGATTTCTAAAGTAAATGTAAAAACGGCTATCACATCGGATACTGGAAATGTGTCGTTTCAAAAATCATTTACATTGGCACCTCTTTTTAGTTATTATATTGTGTTATATGGTATGCCCCCTGCGGGAGTGGGGTTTGACCAAGAAAAATTGTCGAACTTGTTATACATTATGGAACAAAACAATATTGACCCATATGCTGGGTAGGATGCGACCCTTATTGAGGTCTGGATGGCGGGGCGGGGGGTAAAGTTTTTCAATATAAAAACTATGATAAAATAGGTATAAAAAATAGATATGGACTAATACCAATGACTTTTCTACAGTTATTAGTGTATTCCATGTTTTTCCCTTTTTTGTATTCTTTTCAACGTTCCACTTCGAGTTTGGGGTTGGCCCATAAAAAATATTCCCGGGTTTTCATAAAGTTGTATAGACAGAAAAAGGAATCGATGGATTCGTCGCTTCCCGAATTTCAAGAGACTGATTGGTTATCCGAGGGATATTTTGATGTACAAAAGTCAAGTAAAAAGGGGAACGGGAACGGAAACGGGAACGGAAACGGGAACGGAAACGGGAACGGAAACGGGAACGGAAACGGGAACGGAAACGGGAACGGAAACGGGAACGGAAACGGAAACGGAAACATTAAAATGAAATCCCTCGCACCGGAATACAATCCGCGAGGGGAGAATCAGAAACTCTATGTTCAATATTTGAATGACCCGACTATACCCGTTGTATTGGGTTGTGGACCTGCTGGTTCTGGGAAAACGTTGTTTGCCTGTTATACGGCGGTCAAGGAATTGAAAGCGGGAAATATACAGAAAATCATTATGACGCGTCCTTTGGTATCAGTGGACAAAGAAGACATTGGATTTTTACCTGGGAATTTGGCCCATAAAATGGACCCTTGGACGCGACCTATTTTCGATATTTTATTGGAGTTTTTTTCCCAACGGGATATTGATTCGATGTTGAATTCGGGGGTGGTTGAAATCTCGCCACTTGCCTATATGCGCGGACGAACCTTTAAGAAGTGTTTTATTATTGCGGATGAAATGCAAAATAGTTCACCAAATCAGATGTTGATGATGACCACGCGGATTGGCAATGGAACCAAAATGGTGATTACTGGCGATTTGAAACAGACTGATAGAATCGATGAAAATGGGTTGCTTGATTTTATTACGAGAATAAAACGTCATGAGAATACTTGTCATGAAATCAAATATGTTGAAATGACGGCGGAGGATATTGAACGTAGTAAGATTGTTTCCAAGATTTTGGAGATGTATGAAAAACCTGCATTTTCTCCGGAGGCGCTCTCTTCCGATAAAGTGGTATTGGATGCAGTGGCAGATATTGTATCGAATGTATTATTGGATGTGTATTCGAATACTACTGGGAGTCCTAGTGTTGCGGATTTATCTAGCAAACAAACCGGTGTTGCGGATTCATCTAGCAAACAAACCGGTGTTGCCAAGAAAAGAACTTCTTTCTTTGGAAATAAAAACAATTACAATGAGAAAAACAAATACGGTTCCGATTGTGGCTGGTAGTCTTTTGTTTTTATTTTTAGTATTTGAATGAAAAAATTGATTCTATATATTATAATCTATTGAATTTTATAATATATATGATTTCATTATATGAAGATGCCACATTTACATTTTAACAGACTTGTTTCTCTTAAAAATATCATTATTACACGGGCCTATTCTACGGCGGTATTCAAGACAATGTCCGATGAATTCATCATTGAAGCCCCATACAATTATGGTAGTTTGTTTTTCCAAGATTCGGATTCGATTGTGGTTCCGACTGTTCCTTTGGACTCAGGGTCTTCGGTTCACTCAGGGTCTTCGGTGGACTTGTTGTCTTCGGTTGACTTGTTGTCTTCGGTTCATTCAGGGTCTCCCGTGGACTTGTTGTCTTCGGTTCATTCAGGGTCTTTGGTTCATTCAGGGTCTCAGGTGGACTTATTGTCTTCTATAGACCCAATTCAAATGGAGAAAATACAATCGATTCTCATGTGGACATTTCTAGGGGCTTTGTATTATAGTTATATCTTGTATCAAATTAACAATATAGATAAAATAAAAAAAATAGAAAAATTGGTGGATTATAATGAAATCAAAAAACAAATAAATATCATTGTATTTGTTACTTTGTTTCTCTTGTTCAAAAATGTTCCGAATGCCATTTAATGGGGTGTATGATTATTATAATATTACGATTATCATGTGTCCAATGGCTCCTATTCCATGCATTATACAATGATTGTACATTGCTTCATTCTCGTCTTCACAAAAACATCCTGTCTTCTTGCAATATCCAATTACATATAAATAAATGGTTGCCAAGAATGTTGTGAATATTGTATAAATCAAATATTTTTTGTTCTCCAAGAAAGCGGTTTTTTTTGGTTTTTTTGGTTTTGCTCGGGGGTTGCTTCGTGTTTGTATTTTTTTTAGGAATAGATACCCGCCATAGAGAGCAACACATAGAATGATGAATTTGTCTATTCGGTTTATGAATGGTGTATCTTTTGTATGAACTAAAATCGAGCTAATGAACAATGAGAAAAACAATAGACCATATATGATTTCATTATAGTAAAAACAGAGAATTGTATTTATCAAAAACAAAAAGGATGAATAAAAACGGAGGTTTCCTCCTCTCTGTGGAAGAAAGGAGTCTTCTCTCGGTGGAAGAAAGGAGTCTTCTCTCGGTGGAAGAAAGGGTTCTTCTCTCGGTGGAAGAAAGGGTTCTTCTCTCGGTGGAAGAAAGGGTTCTTCTCTCTCGGTCATATGACCCGCCGTGTTTTATTTGTATATATTTTGTACATATTTGTTTTCGAATGGTTTTACGTTCTCTCGATAAAATTGATTGGGTTCGGGATTGATGTAGGATTGGTATTTGACAAATACAAGGAATAAGAATTCTAAGCATTGATATGTTGAAAATGTCGTCCAAAATATATCCAGGGGGACTGGATTCTCCGTCTTCGCCTGTTGAAATCCAAGAAGGTGAAAAAGATTTGTTTATGTTCATGCGGAATGCCTATGAATACTTTGAGGAGAAAACCTCGGTGGCGATTCGGAACAGGAAGGTCGATGATACATCCGCCTTGTTTTTGACTCATCCGGGAATGTTGACTTGGAAGGCTCGTATGTTACCTTTCTTCATGGAATGGGTCATATACAAGAATCATAAGTTTATGGATAAAAAGGGTTACTGGAAGAACGATACAGGGTCTATAAAATCGCGATGGTGCGAACTTGAGATATGTGGTCGTAAATGTTTAGTTGATTTCAAATCGCGGTCGTATGATGGAGAAGAAGCCTTTTGGAAGACCTCGATGAAGAGTTATGACTATACATTCATTATTGACCCTTATTACTATGACACGACGGATGATAACTGGTTGGTAGATTGTGTTCATTAGTATTTTTCGAGAACAATAAAAAAAGGTTTTTGATTATAATTACTCTTTTGGAAAACTATATTGCAATACTAGAAACAGGGTTATACGCAGGGTTAAAATACAATACACATCATTACATTATTTTTAGACTTCATCGCAACCGTCGTAACCATCTTGGTAGCAAGTTACGCCGACGAAGTATTCTGATTCTCTCTCCTCTCTTTTTTTGTCTTCACGCAGTAGCATTTCATATATCATATCTGTAAACTGGGACTCGTATTCCATGATGCATTGGCTGTAAGGTTCCATTGTTACGTATTTTGCGAGCCTTTGGCTTTCGGTAAGACGTTTATCGTCGACAAGACGTTTATCGTCGACAAGCCTTTGGCTATCGGTAAGACGTTTATCGTCGGTAAGACGCGTGTCGTCGGTGACGAGCCTTTCTTTTTCATAGTCTTCAAAATATTCTTGAATTTCGTCGATTTCGCCTTCTTCCAGTTCTTCCTGGGGTCCCCACATCTCGAAACAATCCAGTCGACAACCTGGATGATAAATTGGATGAAAATTATCATTGATTATGTTACCTTTCAAATATCCACATGTCCTGCAAAATGCTCCGCCATTCCAATATCTGTTTCCAGAGTATTTGTTGGCGGGGATTTCAACGTAGTTCGAAATTTTACTCATTCTGTCTTGTTCACTTATAATCTCAAAGTGCAATATGTACAATATCTTTCTTTCGAAAAAGTATTTCAATTTTTTGTTGCGAAATGGGTTTTTGTTAGGTGTTATACAATTAATGTTCAATAGTTGAAATATACCACATTATCAAAGGTGTAAATCCATAAGCTATTAGTAAAATATTTATTTTATTTTTCGATAGAAAATAATATGAATCGGTTATAGGCTTCGCATTGTTTTTTTCGTAAAAGATAGCATATTCACCGCATTTTTCTTCGTCATTCCTTACATTGTTCGCTTTTTCGTATGTATACTTACCAGATATGAGGTTCTTTTCTCCGAACTTGCTGCATGTATCTTGATATGGAATAAAGAATTTACAATTTGAACATATTGGTTTGTATTGATTTGTAATAAAACAGGTATTGATGCTATATATATTGGTTATGAAGAATAGAAAGTGTAATTGTTTCATTTTCTATTTTTCTATAGAGACATTTCTCTAAGTTACTGGTATTCTATTTTTTCTATAGTATGGTGTGGTTACTATATCTCTATCCAAATAGGATAGAAAACATAAAAAATTGAAATGCTTTTGAACCATAGATGAATCATATAGCTCATCGCGAAAGGATAATAGATTCCAATCATATCATATAATGAACTCTGAAATCAAAAGCTTTTACATTCCCCGCGTTCACATCGATACGACGGATCAATATATAAGGTATATTTTCAATATTGCAGGTATTGGTATTTGTTACCGTGTGGATTTCACGCCATATGGAAAACAAGTTGGCTTCAAAACGGATGCGCAACCTTACTCCTCCTCACCCCCCTCCTATAAATCGGCGTTTGTGCATTTTCACTCCTTTTATCCAGACGTGGAACGGGTACTTTGTTTCGAGAGTTTACGCAAGGGAATGTTTCAAAGGCTACATTTTGAGCCTCAATGGAGAATATTCAAAAATCGCAATCCAGTCCATACTACGATGATGAACACTCATCAAATTGTTGCGAACTGTTGCGCATTGGAAGAAAGGGTTGCTCAGTTAGAGAAAGATAAACAATATAGTTCGGAAACTATCGAACTCATGTCTCGGCGTATATCCATCTTAGAAAAAAACTTTTATCAACTTTCCGAATTTGTGTTTGATAACGTTGAGTCTATATTTGGTGCGCAAGATTTGGCTTCAGTAAGCAGTCATTCCAGTATGCCGACGTTGGAATCCGTTAGCTCCGATAAAGACGACTCGTTGGGTCATGAGAGAGAACAAGAGGAATGGGCGAACGCTACTCGTGAGTCAGTTGCTTGGCTGAACAAAGTTGGTGAACATCTTGACCCGGAATGGTTGGATGGTGCGGTAGAGAAGGTTCATGCGCGTTTGCAAGTTATCCGGAATGGCGAGGGCGCTCCTTTTCCTCAAGAAGAATAATGTTCTCAACGTAGTGTCATTTACTTATTCGATGTATAGTTTTCTGTTATTGCTGTAATTATAATTCATCTCTTTTTTATAGTCTTCTATATTCGATTATTATTGAAACACTTTCTGCATATGATTTTCTATAGATTATTATCGATAACCTTACTGTAAAGGATTTTCTATAGGTTATTATCGAGAACCTTTTCATTCGACTCTTTCTCTAGAGGGGGTTCTGCAGAGTTTTTATCAATACAGGTTATTATCGAGAACCTTTTCATTCGACTCTTTCTCTAGGGGGTTCTGCAGAGTTTTTTTTGATGAGACTCTTTCTCTAGAGGGTTCTGCAGAGTTTTTTTTGATGACCCTGCTATCCAGTGCCACGCCCCGGCGACTATATCATCTGCACCATTTCGCATAGGATTGCGCAAGTTTTTCGAGAACTCGTTAAAAAAACATGTGTATCGGGAAATGAGTAGGATATCGGGTTATGAGTTATTTTTATATACTGTGGATAGGAACAAAATGTTCTCTACTATACCATGTAAATAAGATTGAATGTTTTGATTTTTCTTTTTGTTTTCGACTTTTTTAATAATGAATTCGAGAACCTTTTACAAAACTTGTTGCAAGACTTTTATCAAAGATTTTTGTGGTATACTATAGTAACCAATGTAATTTGTTCTCTAGCATTCCATTTCATTTTCTTTCTTTTCTTTTCGACTTTTTTAATAATGAATTCGAGAACCTTTTTATAAAACATGTTAAAAAAACCTGCGTATCGGGAAATGAGTAGGATACCGGTATATGAGTGTTTTCTATACAGTTAGTACTACAACATTATACATGCCTCCCACACTAACACCTGTATACTGATTCTATTGTATTTTCGAGAACCTTGTTATAAAACCTTGTTATCAAACTTTTTTATCAAACCTTGTTATAAAACTTTTTTATCAAACTTTTTTATAAAACCTTGTTATAAAACCTTGTTATAAAACCTTGTTATAAAACCTTGTTATAAAACCTTGTTATAAAACCTTGTTATAAAACCTTGTTATCAAACCTTGTTATAAAACCTTGTTATCAAACCTCTTGCAAGTATACTATTATACAATGTATTTTGTTCTCCAATATACCATGTATTTGATTGATTCTATTTCCATTTTCTTTTCTATTCGACCTTTTTATGAACTATTTCGAGAACCTTTTTACATTTTACACCCTTGAAGATTTAAAACCGCGCGTGTGCTCTTCTGTCTTCATCGGTGTAAACGCCGAAATAAATTTTTTATAATCTTTTGTTTCTATCACAAAGGGCATTTCTTTAACACCAGAATCTCTTAGATTCGCAAAACGATTGCGACCATTACAAAAATCTATATTACCATTACTATCTAAATATATATATGGTGGAACAGATACTTTTAATTCAATTAAATCTTTTTTTGAATTCAATAGTTTTTGTTTGGAATTATAGGATTTTATAGTATCAAGTTTACCAATATAATCCTTTGTTCTTTTCCAACTATTATCTATTTTATTAGTACTAATAATTACTAATTTACATTTTTTCGGCAGTTCTTTATAATTTGACATAGTTGTAATGGTCTGTCTAATTTTTTCAGGTGGTATCATTTCATACATTTGTATCTATTTAGATTTACATAATTTAAAAGTAATTCAATTTTTTATTATAATGAATCGGCGTTGGAAAAAGGTATATAAAACTACTATCAAAGACTATTGCCAAGAACTGGCGTCCAATGTACTATATCATCCTATCAACTTGTTCTCCAATATACATTCTATTTTCTTTTCTATTCAACTATTTTTATAATCATTTCGAGAACCTTTTATAAAACTTGTTGCAAAACCTGTGTATCGGGAAATGAGTAGGATACCGGTTTATGAGTTATTTGATATAATTCGAGTTGCACAAATAGGTTCTCCAATATACCATCTATTTTATTTATATTTTCATTTTCTTTTCTTTTTCGACTTTTTTATAAACTATTTCGAGAACCTTTTATAAAACTTGTTTCAAAAACTTCTTCCAAGAGTATTGCCAAGAACTGGCACCAAGATACTATAACATCCTATTTCATTAATATGTTCTCCAATATATCAATCAATTTGATTGATTATTTTCATTTTCTTTTCTTTTCAACACATTCTATAAACTATTTCGAGAACCTTTTATAAAACTAGTACCAAGACTATTGCCAAGAACTGGCGCCAACATATTATATCATCCTATCAAACTTGTTCTCCAATATACCATATAAATTCAATTTATTATTTTCATTTTCTTTTCTATTCAACTAATTTTATAAACTATTTCGAGAACCTTTTATAAAACTTGTTACCAAGACTATTGCCAAGAACTGGCACCAAGATACTATAACATCCTATCAACTTGTTCTCCAACATTCTATTTTCTTTTCTAATCAACACATTTTATAAACTATTTCGAGAACATTTACAAAACGATACTATAAAACACCTATATCGGGAAATGAGTAGGTTATCGGTTCTCCAGTATTTCCATATATAATGAATTTTATATTCAAAAAAATTGAACTCCTTTTTCAATAAACAATCTATTGCAATTCCCCCAAACCCACAGTGGTTTATTATTGATTATTCTTGCTATCATGTCTTACGCTCAATTCAACGCTCTCCCCGCCGCCTCCAAAAAGCTTCAATGCTACGCCGTCCATGTTCTCAAGAACCTACATACGCAAAACCTATTGCCCCATGACTTCAATCCTTTTGAACTCGATACTACTTTTCTCGATTCTTTCGATTTCGATGCTATCAAAGCCGATTTCAAGAATTTCACCAAGAAAAATAAGTCCATCAAAGTTCTCTCTTCCCCTAGAGAAGATGTTGTCAATGCTATCGCCAATACCTTTTATCTAAATCAGACCGCTCCTGCCCCCGCCCCCTCCCAAGAACAACATGCCGATTCACAACCCGCCGATTCACAACCCGCCAATTTACCCCAAATACAGGAACCACTCGTATTATTACCTCCCTCACCCGCCTCTTCCAACAAAAAAACACTCGCCATTCAAGCTGTAAATACTTTCTTACATACTCAAAATATTCCTCCTATTGTTCATGAAATTGTTCAAGCTGCTTTACCCACAGATGCCAAGGCTGTCAAACCCGCCAAGACCACCAAGACCACCAAGACCACCAAAAAATCCAAAGCTTCCAACACCACACAGGATTCTATTGTCCAAGCCCCCGTACCTGAAGTCCCTGCATCCGAAGCCCCTGCACCTGAAGTCCCTGCATCCGAAGCCCCTGCACCTGAAGTCCCTGCATCCGAAGCCTCTGCACCTGAAGTCCCTGCTCAAATACAACTATCTGAAGAACCTAAAACCAAAAAAACCAAGGCCAAAAAAACCAAAGAACCCGAAGCTACAAAAGAACCTGAAGTTCTAAAAGAACCCGAAGCTACAAAAGAACCTGAAGCACCAAAAGAACCCGAAGCAACAAAAGAACCTCAAGCTACAAAAGAACCTCAAGCTACAAAAGAACCCAAGAAGCCTAAAGCAAAAGCATCCAAAGCGAAGGTACCGAAGGAAACTGAAGTCCCAAAAGAGTCTGAAGCATCAAAAGAGCCTGAAGCACCAAAGGAACCCGAAGCCCAAAAGGAACCTGAAGTCTCAAAGGAAGAGAAGAAGCCCAAATCCAAGAAGGAAACAAATACTGAAAAAGAACCTAAGCCTGAAAAAGAACCTAAGCCTGAAAAAGAACCCAAAGCCAAGAAGGAACCCAAGGCGAAGGCGAAAAAGGATTCTCTTCCCATCACTCAGGAACCTATTCAGCCCCCACCACCCCCGCTAGAACTACCCATTCTCTCAGAAGAACTCACTGAAGAACCTCTCTTGCAAGACCCGCAACCCGAATCCCCAGAAATCGAAGCCAGAATCATCTCTTACAATGGCGTCAATTATCTTATGGACCATGAATCCAATATTTATGATGCCAATACTTTTGAGGAAATCGGCACTTTCCAAAATGATACCATTGTCTTCTTTTGAATCACATTCCCCTCACATTTTCATTATAATCTCTTATTCTAATTATAATCAAAACCTTTTTTCTTTTTTCTTTCCAACTCTCATTAAATTACTATCCCACTCTCATTAAATTACTATCCCACTCTCATTAAATTACTATCCCACTCTCATTAAATTACTATCCCACTCTCATAAAATTGAATCCAATCTTTTTTATTAATCCATATAATACATTCTATATTCAAACTATATTCAATCTATTATAACTATCCAATATGGTCAAGAATACCAAAGGTGGAAAAGGTGCCAAATCACTTGCTAGGAAAATGGTTTTTGCAGATTCCAGAGAAAAAACATATATTCGACTTCCTACTTCTCCTCTTGAGCAATTCGCTCTTACTACTCACATGTATGGCAATATGTGTCAGGTTACTACCATTGATGGCAATTCTTATAAATGTGTTATTCGAGGTAAATTCACTGGTCGAAAGAAAAGACAGTCTTTTGTTTCCGTTGGTAAGATTCTATTGGTTGGCTTTCGCGATTTCGAAGCTCCCAATTTCAAATTATGTGATTTACTCGAAGTATATGACGACAACGAAATTATACAACTCGCCACCACTCCCGGTATCGATATACACTCTCTCTTATCCCACTCCTCTTCTATCTCCACACAACCCACACAACCCCTCGATGACCTCTTCTCTCACTCTACCACCCCACAACACCCCCATGACACACTCTCCCTACCCCACCATGACACACTCCCACAACACCCCCTACAAGAAGACACACTCTCCCCCGAAGACATCCCATTCCATGATATTTAATCCCCTTCGATTATATTTAATCCCATCCCACATCTTGGACTATTTTATACCCACAAAAGTGGGTTGGTTCTTCTTTGTAACACGTGAATAACGCGAAGGAAGTTTCGTTTTCTCAAGAACATCAACTATATCCTTTTCCAAGGCTGCTATAATTTCATCCACTTTTTTTTGTTGTTCTGGGTATTTGTATAAAGGAAAGAAAGGCGATAATATATCATTCTTTTCTTTGATTAACAAATCCAATAGAATCCCTCGATGGAGTGGATTGGTATATTGAAAATTCTGCGAAAAATACAATTGTTTTTCCTCACTAAATCCAAAATTATACAAAATATTATCAATTCTATCTATTTCATTCTTATTTAGCCTTTTATTTTTAATTAGTTTATCTATCAATGCTTGAACAGGTATAGTTACATCTACATCTACATCCACTTTTACAATCTCAATACCATTCAACATCTTTTTATATTCTTCTCGATTGAGAACCGATTGAGCTTTCCTTGCAAATTGTTTGAATACTTTTATTTTTTTGGTATCTTTGCATACATTTGCAAATAATTCTATGGGCATTCCATTCTTTTCTTTGGCGACCACTCTCATTGAATAGGAATTCTTCGCAGGGTCGATATGTTCAAAATCTTGATAACATGGATAACCTAATATTTGACCCATTCGTTCGAGTGAAATATCCTGACCATGATACTCTGTCTTAGAAATAATTATACCTTGATAGGTTTCATAATCTTCAGTGAATAATAATTCAGGAAATTGTTTTTTGATTGCATGTAAAATCGATTTTGTGACAGGGTCTTTACCACTGGTCTCATGATAATTTACAGGTTGGAGTAACATAGCAGGTCTTACATTTTCATTTACTAAAATACAGTTTAATAGGTTCTCGATTCTTATTTCTTCTATTAGGGACATTTATAGTATATAAATATAGACGATATCAAAATACTATAACTTATAAAAATTACTGCAAAGAATGTAAAATAATAGGATACCAAATACTTCAATGAAAATATGATAGGGAAAATGGGGATATATATTCATCATTTTTTCACAATTGTATTTTTCATTGAAAAACAAAAGAATAATAATTACCATTAAAAATGAGATTTGGTATACGCTTGATTGAATAGATTTGGGTAATAATGGATAGTAATACAATAACATTGAAATAAGAATAATAGACTGAGTTATTATATAATAAATAAAATCTAAGTTGAAAACAGAATATATATCAAAGCACACTAATATGAATAAATATATAATAAACTCATAACGAGGAAATGTATTTGTGTAACAATAGAATGTATTAAAAAATGCTAAATTAATAAAATAGCTAATTGTATGGATTATATTTGCTTGAATTGCTCCGCGAATATGCAGTATATGAGAAAATACATGAACTATTTCAAAACACAATATGCAGAACAGTAATATAAATGTATAGGTGTGTCTTGTTTTCAACAAAAAATAGAATATAATGAGACAGTTTATTACATTGAATAATGTTGAATAAGGTTGTACTATACCATTTTCATTTGGTCTTTCGCATGTAGCGAATGGAAAAGTAGTGGACGGGTAATTTTCTCCGCTCATATAATAAAAATTATTTAGGTCTTTTCTTATTATAGGTTTACAAAATGTATAATACGTTCATTATAAATATATGAAAGATAGTGATATACTAATATGTTACAAGATTTTTCAGGGAGTCAATATCGTTTAGCGAATAACTGGTTCGGCCATGTTAATTTGAATGACTACAAAGATAGACCAATTCATTATTTGGAGATAGGTGCATTTTATGGTGCAAATCTTATATCGGTAGCAAATAGTTATGGATTACATGATAATAGTAAATTATACTGTATAGATCCTTGGGAGGATTATGATGAATATCCAGAATATAAAAATGAACAACCAAAAATATATAATTCATTTATTCACAATATTGAAAAATCGGGTGCTAAAGATAAAATAGTAATAAACCGTGGATATTCGAATATAGAAATACCAAAATTTCAAGATGAGTTTTTTGATATTATTTACATTGATGGAAATCATGAACCAGAGTATGTATTAGAAGATGCCGTTTTAAGTTTTAGAAAATTAAAAAAAAACGGTATAATGATTTTTGATGATTATGGATGGGGAGGTCCAGATTTAACACAGACAGGTATAGATGGCTTTTTACATGGTTATCATAAAAGAATAAAAATCCTAGGCGGAGTAAATACCCAAGTATTTTGTATAAAGCTGTAAAATGTGTATTTTGTAATAGAATCTTCAAGCTGTTAACTTATTCCATTTTTTATGTATTTCAGTGCCTTCCCACATATTGAATAATTCGTCATTTTCATCACCTTCTTCCTCGTCAAAAGTCAATATTGCACATGCATTATTTATTATATAGACACCATTTTCCCATAGTATATTTTTTTGAATCTTTTTCTTCAATGTATAAAATAGGATTCGCAATTCTTTGTATGTCAGGTTATGTTTTTCCACTTTCTTTACTTCTTTTGAATTCACTACGATTTTTATTTTTCTCGTAGTATCCTCTTCTTCTTCTTCTTCTTCCTCCTCTTCTTCCTCTTCTTCTTCTTCTTTTTGTTCCTTTTCTTCTTCCTCTTCTTTTTCTCGTTCCTCTTCCGGTTGTTGTTCCTCTTCTATATCGATATCATTCATATCAATTTCTTTTTTTTCTTGTGATTCTTCTAAACCTTTCGTATCTTCATGTGCATGATGTACTACATTATCCTTTTCAGGTGACTTTTCTACGTTCTTCGATTTTAATTTTAATGGATTTATATAAATAGATTTCTTTATATTACGACCCATATCTTTTATAGTATTAAAAGCACTTGTCATTTTGTTAGGTATTTCCTTAAAGAAATTAGTGAATGCACTTTTTTCTTCACCTTCTTTTTCCGGTGACTCATCCTCTTTTTTTTTAACTATTCCAAATAGGTATTTTGCTCTATAGTAAAAATAACGATAGGGTATGGTAAGTGTTTCTTCTTCTTTTGTTGAGATATTTCCACCTTTTATATCCTTTTCATCGTCTACTATAATAAAAAGTTTCGCTTCGATACCACGTTTTGTAAAATAGTCATCACTATATATTTGTAGAAGCTCTTCATTATAATCCATTTCAAATATAGTTTCTTCATCTGTCTCAACTACTTTTATTGGGTGGCCCATTTTATATAAAAAATATATATTATATTTTTGTGAATTTGAAAATATAATAAAAAACTATTTATAGGGTTTCAACACTCCTTCTATTCGATGTAGTTCTTCCAGACTGATTTCCGGCAATACAATATGCGACTCCCAAAAATATCGACAAAAAGCCCATTTGTATTCAAAGGATTCAGAATAAAATTCCGGGGTTTTCTGCAAAATCGTTGTGTTCTTTTCACCTAGCAACAAAGAATGAAGCGGAGGAGGAATCACATACGCCAATTGTAGCTCTGGTGAAAAGGGGCGATTATATTCGGCGGATGGGTTTATAAAATCAACACCCAATTTGGGAATATATTTTACTAAGTCGGCGAACAATGGAGGATAATGATAGTTGTATTTCCATTTCCAATCGGGACATCCTTCTGTATAATATTTGAAAACCCATTCAAGTCCTTCTAAATAGTTCACACAGACCGTTTTCATGGATTCCTCGGTTTTTTCTATTCCGAGAAGACATCGATAATATCTTTCTTCCCAGAACTTTTCCTTGGGACATATATATTTTTCATCTGCTCGATAGATAATCGGTGTATTTAACAAAGCATTTTCCTTTTCTTCTACTGTATTACACCCCCATTTATAGGAATCCATTTTATCCCGCAAAGAATATTCCGATAAAAGCAAATTGTGTTCCATTTTTGCAAGTTCACTGACAAACAACCCTACATATTTCCATTGTATTTTTCCATCCGTAGGGGATATAAATCCCCTGTCTTCCGAATTACCAATATATTTGCGATAGGTTTCCATCAATACTTGAATACCAGAAGAACGTATATTCAAACAAGGAAAATGGGGAAGAAAATCATTCCCCAAGAAAAAACAGAGAAATATGTAATCATATATTCGATTCGGTTCTCCCTCTGTATAACCCATTTCGGTTAAAATAGATTTGCATAAAATATCTATATCTAGAAATAGAATTTCTTTGCTATCGGATTTTACGACGACTTTGCTCTTTGAAAATTCAGGCGCTTCTCTAAAAACAAAAATATTGTTACATAATCCAACATGGAATATAGAAAGCATAATTAGGTCGGAATCAAGGCCATATACCAATATATTGTCATTGGGTTGCAAATTATCACGGATATGCTGAAACAATTTATGTTCTCCTTCCCCTGGTACATCAGAACAAGAAACAATAATCTGTTTCAATGAGAACACTTTTTCTTTGTTTTCAAAATGCGCCTTTATTTTTTTTGAAAGAGTATTCATAAAAGGGGTTCCAGGTGTAATGGAGGCAGTATTCCATTGAATCTGGGAGGAACCCCCATTTTCAGAAAAATTCAAGGAAGA